GGAAGGTCAGGCTCATAGGTGTTCAGCGTGTCGATCAGGCGCTTCATGTTGTTACTAAGTATCACAGGACGCACCTCGCAACCACAACTACGATGAAGAACCCGGTAAGCAACCCAACGACAGCTCCCGCAAGCCAATCATACGAGTTTCTGTTGTTCCACTTATCCATAGGTTCTTGCTCCTTTCACCTGTTCTGTTCAGCAATCCGATACCATGTCTGGCGGGTCACATAATATTTGCTTGTTCATCAAGCCACGTTTCGCGGTTAAGTCTTTCCTTCTTTTCGATTAAGGTAGGAGTAAACGTTTTATCGCTCTTCCATCCAGCGTATTTCTTAAAATACGCAAGATAATCTTCTGCTATTGCGGGAATGCTTTCCAAAATAAATGTAAGAAGAGCAACTCTCATTTGCCGCTTAAATGTTTCGGAAGGGCCTTCTTTCCTGAAATCAAAAAATATGTTTTCATCATAAAACAAAACATTGCATCTCTTAGATTGGCATTCCAGCATAAACGAAGTGAAATCTTTGCAGTTTACAAAATCGAAAACCGAGCGAAATGTCAAATCTGCATCTTTTTTGATAAAATCCCAATAAAACGGTTTTTGCTTTTCCATATTGTTCTCCTTTTCTCTTGCCTGTTAGAGAAAAGAATGGTATACTGTGGTTGCACCATTCTTTTTCCTGTTTTGACTAGTTTGGTGTACTCTTAGCGGTGGCTTGTGGTTGGGCTGCCGCTATTTTTATTTGCGTATCTTTCGACACGTTCATACCAAGTAGATTTTCCAATACCAAGCTGCTTGCAGCACTCTTTCACGGTAATTTCGCCTTTTTGCTGTTGTTTTAATAGGCTTTCAAACTGCTGCTCGTCAACTTGCTTTTCCTGTCTGCCGAAGCTACGGCCTGTTCTCGCCGACACTCTTTTGCCATCAACAATGGGCATGGCAGCTATACCCTCTGCCTGACGCTGCTTGGTTTTCTTGCGCTCCTGTTCAGCTACTGCGCCCAAAACCTCAATAAGGATGTTGTTTACCATTTCTAGCACCCATGTCTGGTCTTGGAAGTCAATAAGCGTGGTCGGAATGTCGAGAATGCGAACAATCACGCCTTTTTCTTTGAACCATTGAAGTTCTCGCTTCATTTCGTCTTTGTCACGCCCGAATCGGTCAAATTCCTTAACGATGACTTCATCCCCAGCCTTGACAGTCTCTTTCAATCGTTTATATTGCGGGCGATCAAAGCTGCTGCCTGTCATTTTATCACAAAATACATTCTCATCTGGGATGTCGAACCGATCTCGTGCGATTTTAAGCTGTCTTGCAAGGCTTTGCTCCTTACTAGACACTCTAGCTAAGAAGTAACGCATTTTTTTCACCCATCACTTGATGTCAAACCCATTTTCGACTTTTGTCTCACGAGGGACTACCATAATCTTGTATCCCATAACCCTTAGTGTTTCATCCAGTTTGTTGACACTAATGTTTTTGTGCCTTAGACGTTCATTCAAGGTTTTAAGCGGAATGTCAAGCATATCACTTAACTTCGCTTGGTTCAATTCCTTCAATTTCAAAATTTCCTTTATCGCTTCACTTGCCGTCATTTTTCTTCGCCATCCTTTCTTGATTCTATTATATCAAGATATTTCTGGATGTCAAGATATTTCTGGACTTTCTTTGCTTGCGCTTATATTATATATAAATATACTCTAGTATGTATTTATACATACTAGAGTAGTATAAGGATGTTTACTTAGTTAATCACAATCAGGTAGAAAATTTTCTATAATAAGGAGTAATTATGCCGAACTTCATTTCCGTAAAATTTTTGGTCTTGACAAGCATATTTTCACGCTTTATACTTGTTTCAGCGAAAGCGAGGTGATAAGCTTGGCAAGACGAGCAGAAACCTCGGAACGTGATAAGCTGCGCATGATAAGCACCCGGCTCACAGAGAGCCAGATCGCAAGCATGGAGAGCAGCGCAAAGGCATTGGGCATCTCAAAGGTCGATGTTATCCGCATGGGTATCGAGTGGGTAGCATCCTACGTTGAGAACATCAAGGCATAAAAAATAAGCTACCAGCCGCAACCACCACGAAGCCACTGATAGCTTATCCACATCACGAAACGAGAACCTGCAACCACCAAGGGGGCAGTCTCCCTTTTCGGAATCTATTATACCAAAAAGGGCTGCTCTCCGCAAGAGTTAGGAGCAAAAAACATGAACTTTCCAACGAAAACCGAAGAATTTCTGAAAACCCTCGCCCACGGCAAAGAGCCGACCAGTGAGGACAGGGAGTACGCTGAAGCGCTGGGTAAGCTGTCCGAATTGAACTACCGGGCAGGGTACGAAGCAGGAGCAGCCAATAAGAACGGCAAAATCTGATGTCAACACTAGCCGACACAATATCTAGTGTATTTTTGATTGACATTGAGATATTTTGCAGTTACATTTATTGTACAGCAAAACGAAAGGGGGTGAATGTGTATGAGTAGTCCTTACGCAGAGCGTTACGGTCACACCGTTACCATCAGCGTGACGGAGCGGCAGTTTGCAAGCTTGCAGGAATACTGCATCAAGAACCGGGTCTCCATCTCTGCTGCGTTCCGTGAAGCGTTCTTTACGCTGCATCCGATGGATTCCACCAATAAAAACGAAAAATGATACGTCCGCTAAAGTTTGCCGACAGCAGCGAACGTATCATCACACACTCAGAGAGTATAGACCCTCTTTGGGTTATTATACCAGAGATGGCCTACTCTCGCAAGATAGAAAGGTCAAATTTCTATGAATAATAATCTTGAAACCATCCGAATCTTCTCCGAAGATGTTATCCCTGTGTATGACACTGACACTGGCGAAAAGGTAGTGCTGGGTCGGGAGCTGCACGAGCGGCTCAAAATCAAGACCGCATACAAAGACTGGTTCCCTCGTATGTGCGAGTATGGTTTTGTCGAAGGTACGGACTATTCATTGGTCGCTCAAAAATGCGCAACCAATAATCCGAAAAATCCGTATACTACTCGTACAGAGCACGTTATCACTCTGGACATGGCAAAGCACATTGCAATGATTCAGCGGACACCTGAGGGCATGGAGATTCGCCAGAAGCTGATTGACCTTGAGAAAAACGTGTCCGTCAACCAGTTCGCAGGGCTTTCTAAGGAACTGCAAGCAATCCTTGTGATTGACCAGCGCACCATGAAACAGGAGCAGCGCATTTCCGCTCTTGAGAACACTATGACCATCGACTACAATCAGCAGCGCGTGTTGAAGCGTGTCGTGAACACGGTAGTTATCAACGCTCTTGGTGGCATGGACAGCCCGTCATACAAGAGCCGCAGCGTCTCTCAGAAACTGTTCATGGAATGCAACCGGGACATTCAGGACTGGTTCAATGTAAACAGCAGAAACAACGTGCCAAAGAAGCGGTTCGATGAAGCTGTCGAGTACATCAAGAAGTGGAGACCGTGCGCAAACTCTGTTATGTTGGTTCAGGTCACGAACGGTCAGACCCAGATGCCCATGTGAAAGGAGAATGGATATGGTTAACGGCGATAAGTACGAAAACATTGAAGAATACATTAGCGACACTCTGGAAAACATGGAGTGGCTTTGGAGAACGCCTGACGTTGGAGAAACCTACAATGGGCGAGTGATCGCTTGCAACGGAAAAGAGGTTGCGTGTGGCTATCTCTCCTACGAAGCAGACGAATACGGCGATTTGAGACCGTACCTGTGCGACAACGGCAAGATTGTCATGCGTGACATTAACTATTGGATGCCGATGCCGAACGTGACCAGCGCATTGAAGAAGTAAATAACACATAAGAAAAGCCAGTGGTTAGAGAACATCTAGCCGCTGGCTTTTTTGTGTTATGCGATTATTCCTCTACGAGGTCTGCGTACTTGACTTCAATGCGGGGCAGTTCATCGGTAGTGCTGGTCAATGCTCTTGTGATTTTTTCAAGCCCGGTGAACTCACCGTAGACGTTGATAATATCATCGTCCAGAATCTTCACGGCATCGCCACCGCGCTTATCCAGCATATAATATTCGTCATCGGCATAGAATCCATATCCGCTGTTGTCCGTGTAGGTTCTCCATGCTTTTTCGCTGCCAGAGAAGTTTGCATCAATAATCTGTGAGACCTTTACCTTGACTACAATCTTAGTTCCTTCATACTTTTCAGGATAACGGCACAGCTCCTTATAGTCTACAGTCTGACACTCGGTTTTGTAATCCTCTTCGCTGATTTCCGGCACAGACGCAACAGAAGAAGCGGTGGATGCACTTGCCTTAGTGGTGCTGCTACTTGCGGAGCCGTCAGAACTGCTGCTAGAGCCACCAATGGCAGACAGAACAATCAATACGATAATAGCGATGAACCACCAACGCTTGTAAATGGGCGGTTTATTCTTACCGCCACACTGAGGGCAGACCTTTGCACTTGCGGCAATCTCTGCGCCACAGTGCTTGCACGTTGTCATTTTACTTTTAGCCATTGTAGATTCCTCCCTTTCAAGGCTTGTAAGGCAAGTATAGCACAGAACACAGACCCTTTGTAGGGGTCTTTTTATTTTTTGGCGAGATTTTTGGAATCGGTGATGGGGGTGGGGGTGTTATGCGCAGAAAAGAGGGGGTGAGTAGGGAAAGAAAACGCCTTTTTTATTTTGGTCGGAGGAGACGGGACTCACCACCCCCACCCGGG